TATTGGTTTAGTTTTCCACAAATCGGCAGTGGGGACAGTTAAGCTAATGGATATGACAACTGAGATCTCTGGTTCTGACTACGGAATTATGTATCAAGGTACATTAATGGTTGCTAAGTATGCTCTTGGTCATGGAATCCTAAGACCAGAATGTGCAGCTACTATTAAGTTATCTGCTTCTTAATTTCAATTTATAGGGTATCTTATTATTAGATACCCTTTTTTTATAGTCATGCCTTATAGAGTATTTTTTTACGAAGACACTTTTTACGGAGATGGTAAAACGAAAGTGTATGTTGGACAACCTTTAAAAAGTTTAAGAGGAGCTATGAACAAGGTCAACAAATTAGATAATGAGTATGGTGGTTACAAGTATCGTTACGAAAAAGATTAGCTATGAAAACAAAAACTATTTCTGAAACTGAATTAAAAGCTTTAGTTTCAAAAAAAAACAGAAAATCTCTTAAAATTAAAAAAGCTTAACTAATCCCATGTATCATTCATCAAAGAAAAAGAAAAAGAAGAAAGGTGGGAGAGACTCACTTAAAATAAAAAAGTACTAAACAATGACTGTAGCTGCAACCACCGAACTTGAAGCTATCAACATTATGTTGGCTGCTATAGGAGAATCACCTGTTAACAGTCTTATTGGTACTCTTCCTGTAGATGTAAAACTAGCTCAATCAACTCTTACAGAATTTAATAAAGAGATCCAATCTGAAGGTTGGTCTTTTAATACTGAGATAGATGTAACTCTTACTAGAGATGACTCTAAACAAATAGCTCTATCACAAGACATTCTAAGGATTGATGCAAACATACATCAACACCCAACGATTGATCCTATACAACGTGGATTAAAATTATATGACAGGTTAAATAATAAGTTTGAATTTGATGAAGATTTGATTTGTACTGTTATCTATCTAAGAACTTTTGAAGAGATACCAGAACCAGCAAGAAGATATATTAACATCAAAGCTGCAAGAGTTTTTGTCGATAGATTAGTTACTGATGATGGATTAAGAACTTATACAGGACAAGATGAAACTAGAGCAAGAGCTATACTAATGGAAACAGATTTAGCAAATGGAGATCACAACTTACTTAGAGGTGATCCTTCATTAACAAGTGTCTTTGATACTTATTCACCAGCAAACGGACTTATTAGATAACTATGGCTGTAGTCTCAAGAGCAATACCTACTTTACTAAGAGGTGTATCACAAGCTGCTGACTCTACAAAGCAAGCTGACCATGCTGACATACAGGACAATGCCAACAGTAATCCAGTACAAGGTCTTACAAAACGATCTGGAACTCAATTCATTACTTCATTAGGAAGTTCTGCTATTGGTAATGTTCATATTCAAACTATCAATAGAGATATAAGCGAAAGATATGTAGCTGTATTCAGTAATGGTAATGTCAAAGTCTATGAATTAGATGGTACTGAAAGAACAGTAAACAAACCTGATGGTACTACCTACCTAAATACTTCAAACCCTAGAGGTGTCATAAAAACTATTACTATTGCTGACTTTACCTTTGTTGTAAATACAAGCGTGACTACCGCTATGGATAGTGCGGTAAGTGCTGGCAATATAACTCAAGCAGTTGTATTTATAAATCAAGTATCAGATAAAACTACATATTCAATAACTGTAGATGGGGTGACTGTTACTGATGACACCACAAATGATGCAACACTATCTACAACAACAGTTGCTTCTGATCTAGTATCAGGTCTTAACTCTGGTCTTACAGGTTTTACGATTGCTCGTAATGGTCCTGTAATACATATCAAAAAAAATGATGGCAGTAATTTTTCGATAGATGGTAGTGACTCTCAAGGTAATACACAGTTAACAGTAGTAAAAGATTCAGTACAGAGATTTACTGATCTACCAACAGTTTCACCCAATGGATATGTTGTAGAAATAAAAGGAGATGAAGCTACAAACTTTGATAATTACTACGTTAAGTTTGTAACTAATAATGGTGGTGCTTTTGAAGAAGGACAATGGGAAGAGACTGTAGAAGCTGGTATTCCTTTTAAATTTAACTATGACACTATGCCACACGTTCTTATACGTCAGGCTGATAATAATTTTAGGTTTGCAAGAGTTGATGGTGATAGTTATACCATCTCTGGTACTACTTATACACTACCGAAATGGGGTGAACGTACTGTAGGTGATTTAGATTCTGCACCAAACCCTTCTTTTATTGGAGCTACTATCAATAACGTATTCTTCTTTAGAAACAGATTAGGTTTTTTAGCTGATGATAATGTTGTCTTATCAAGAGTTGCAGAGTTCTTTAACTTCTTTCCTGAGACAGTTATATCTGTTATAGATTCTGACCCTATAGACGTTGGTGCTTCTCACACTAAAGTTGCGATTCTTAAACACGCAGTAACTATGGGAGAACAGTTGATCTTATTCTCAGATCAAACGCAATTTGTTCTTACCTCTTCTTCTGATACGTTGACACCAAAGACTGCAAACGTAGTAGTAGCAACAGAATTTGAGTCTAGTGATTCTGCACAGCCTGTAGGTTCTGGTTCTTCTATCTATTACTTAACTCAGAAAGGTAATTTTGCTGGTGTAAGAGAATATATAACACAAGAAAATGTAGCTATCAAAGAAGCTAGTAATATCACTATTCATGTACCAAGACTGATACCAAGTAATGTTTTTAAATTAGCTGTATCTACTAATGAAGATGTTTTAGTTTTGCTTGGTACTGATAATCCAAACAAGCTATATATCAACAGATGGTTATATGGTGAGAACTTTCAAAAGATATTAAATAGCTGGTCAACTTATACTTTTAATTCTGCCAGATCTATCAGAAATATAGACTTTATTGGTACTGATTTGTTTTGTGTAGTAGAAGAAGCAAATGGTACGTCATTAGAAAAGATACCTTTTGAAGCAGAGTTTAGAGAAACTAATTCAGACTTTGAATTTCATTTAGACCATAAGGTAACAGAAGCAACAAGTGGTGTTTCTGTTGCTTATAACGCAAGCACAGATGTAAGTACCTTTACAGTTCCTTATAGATTAAGAGCCAATATGAATATTGTTGGCAGATATTTGGCAAGCGGTGAAACAAGCACTTTTGTAAATCCTCAAGGTAATACAGTTACCTTAAAATCTGGACAACTGATACAGACAACAAACACTTCAAATGGTTCTACCTCTACCATTACAGCTAATGGTGATTTTAGAAATAGTAAATTTATTATTGGTGAACCTTTCCTAATGCACTATAGATTTAGTCAACAAAGACTTACAGAAGGTGCAGGTCAAAGAAGTGAATACATTAGTGGCAGGTTGCAACTGCATCACTTCTATATAAAGTTTGAAGATACAGGATTCTTTAAAGTAGAGGTAACACCTGAGAATAGAGACACAAGTACCCATAAATTTACTGGTCGTCTGTTAGGTGCTGCGTCTGCTGCTATTGGTCAGATAAATCTAGAGACAGGTACGTTTAGAGTACCAATAATGAGTAGGGCAGATAGAGTAGATATAGATGTTAAGAATGACACGTTCCTACCAACACAGTTATCAAGTGCAGAATATGAAGCTATGTTCTATATGAGAAGTCGTAGAGTCTAAATGGGGTATCTGAGAAAAGCAAACTTACATGACCTTAACCATGTATGTAAAAACATGAGGGAGATGGATAAAATAGAAGCTTACTATCAAACAGGAAAAGAACCAGAGGATGCATTACGACTAACATATTTATATGGACAACAAGTTTTAGCTATAGCTGGTGACGAAGATCAACCAATGGGTTTATGTGGTGTGATAAGTGATGGTTGTATATGGTGTATAACAACAGATGAGTTGTTTAGTAATAGAAAATATAAAATACAATTAGTAAGAGAAGGTAAGAAATGGGTAGATGATCTATTGAAAAATTATAATTTGCTATACAATATGGTATATGCTGAGAATACAACAGCTATTAAATGGCTAAAAAGTCTTGGGTTTACTTTTATTAATTATCACGCAGAATATGGAAAAGAAAGTAAACCATTTTATGAATTTTTGAGGATTGCCTAAATGTGTGTTCCTATACTAGGACTTACTGCTACGCAAGGAGGACTTTTTCTTGGGTCTTTAGGTCTTGGTTTGGCTAGTGGTATTTCACAGAGAAATGCAGCTAGGGCAGCAGCCGATCAACAATATCAATCTTCATTAATAGCAAACAGATCAGCAGAACAATCTTTTTCAGCACAACAAGAAGCTTTAGCAGACAACTTAAAAGAAACAAGAGCTTCGTCAGCACAAGAAAATTTAGCAAAAACTATAGAAGGATTACAGGCTAGAGGTCGTACCATAGCATCAGAACAGGCAGGTCTTACTGTTGGTTATCTACTGCGTGATGCAGAAAGACAGTCAGCAAATGCTAGAGAATCTATAAATCAAGCACTTGAATCAGCAACTAAACAATATAGAAGAAATGTTGATGGTCTTGTTGCACAAAGAGATAATAGACGTAATGAATTACAAAGCAATATAAATCAGGCATATAATCAGATACCTTCATTAGGTTCTGTATTACTTAATGTAGCCACATCAGGTCTTAATTCTTACACTTCTATTGCTAATCTCGCATGACCTCAAGTTTTCAAAGTACAGCCTTTAGATCAGCAGCTAGTCCTGTAGATACTTTTGTAGCACCGCCAAGAGTATTGCCAAAGACAGGGGCAGAAGAATTAGCGAGTGTTTTACAGGCAGTAAATCCTAACTTACAAAAATTTATTGGTACACGAATTGAACAAGAAGCCAAAAAAGAAGCTAATAAAGCCATAAATGATGCGTTAGATGGTTCGTTAGATGATTTTAAGGAAACTACAAAAATATTAAAATCAGGTGAATTGATTGGTGGAAATATATTTTATGATCGAGCTTTCAGAAGAAGTAAAGCACAAATTTTAGGTGGTACTCTAGAAACAAAATTAAAAAATTCTTATCGCACAACAAATATTAATGGTAAACCACTATCAAGTTTTACATTAGATTCTCAAGAATATAAAGATTGGGAAAGTGGACAGATAAATGAAGTTATAGATGCTGTTGGTGATATTGATGAAGATACTTTTACTAAAAAGTTTTTACCTTATCTTATAGACGCAAAAGATAAAATTAATGAGTTTGCATTAAAAGAAAATCAAAAACTTGAATTTACAAATATAGAAGCGTCAGCTACAAATATTGCCAATAATGTTCTTGAAATGTATTCAGCCAGCCTAAGTCAAAAAGATGGTTTTAATAAAAAGAAATTTTTATTGATGATGAATCAGATAGAAACTTTTGAAAATGATATAAATAAACTAGGTCTTACTCAAACTCAAAGATCAACTCTTAATAAATCTATATTAGATAGTTTGGCAGCCAAAGCACAAGAGATAGGTTATGAGACAGGTGATGAAGAACTTGCTAGAGAATTGTTTGGATTTGCACAATTCTTTCCTTATGGTGCTGGTGGTAAATTAAATCTTACAAATCATCCAGATTTTATTTCTACTAGAAACAAACTTACAGAAGGTGTTGAAGACTATAGTGCCAAAAAAGATAGCAGATTAATAAAAGAAGCTAAAAGAATAAAAGAAGAACAATTAAATAATAATTTATTATTATATGTTGATTTACTTAATGCAAATAAAGGAGATGAAGCAGCAAACTTATTAGAAAGAATTAAAGGATCTAATCCACAAAAAGCAGCAGCAATAGAAACTAATGCAACAGCTTTAGATGGTGATACTAGAGAAAGATATGTACAAGTAACAAAGAATATATATAGTGGTGCGTATGGAGATTTATCATCTGCAAGAGCAGCAGCAATAGGTTGGTTTTTAGACCCCGAAACACCTCCAAGTCAAAAAAATCTAAATTTACTTAATCAGTTAATTACTTTAACTGGTTCTGTAGATCAAGGGCTTTTTGAAGATCTTAACTCATATTTTGTTAGATATGAAACTAGAGCAAAATTGCAATTAGAAACAAATAATAAATTTAAAATTTATCAAACATTAAGAAAAGATCAAATGCTTGGCTATATAAAATTAAATACTGAAGATTTAAAAACAGAATTTAGAGAATGGAGACTACAAAACAAAGATGCAGGTTTTGATAAATTTGAACTTAAATATTCAGAGCTTCAAGCAAAGTACGAAGAAAAACTTGTTGATCAATTAAATACACTTGTAAATCCTTCTTCAGCCCAAGATGATGTAAATACTGAAATAATCAAACAAAATCAAAGTGGGCTAGAAGGTGTACCTACGGCAATAGAAGAGAAAGAAAAAGAGACTAATGATTTCTTTGGTAACACATCTTTACCTTCAATTGAATCACGAGTTATTGCAGAGCTAACAAGAATGGGAGGTATTACAAAAGAAAATAGAGACAAGCTAATTGAAGAAGTAGTAGCTGAAAAAACAAAAATGAACTTTACAAATATTGTTGGGAAATCAGAAGCAGATAGAATAATTCGATTTTTACAAACAGGTGAATATGGATATGGTGGAGATAATTTAAGAATTTATGAACCTATGAAATTATTAGTAGATGGTGACAATATAGAAGCTAGTGTATTTAGTGATGTTAGTGATGAAAAATCACCCACTACAGTTGAAGTTCAAGAAGGTGATACCTTAAATCAATTAGCAGATCAATTTAGTACAACAGTACGAGCTGTCATGGATGCAAACAATATAACCAATGCAGATATGATAAGAGTAGGACAAGAATTAATTATGCCAATAAGTAATTCTATTGTTTCTAATCAAACGACAATACAAAATAAATTACCAGAGCCAGAATTAAATAAGTTAAGACAAGAAATAAAGTTAAAAACAGACAGAAAACAACCTCTTGATAAACAACAAATAAATAAACTATTACTTAATGCAGGGTTTACACAAGAACAGGCAAAGATAATGACTGCTATAGCTATGGCTGAATCAGCTAACAAAGCAAATGCTTTCTATGGTGGTACAGAAGATGCACCAGAAGAATCTTATGGTCTATTTCAAATAAATATGTACAACTACAAAGGCATGGAATTAGGAAATGATAGAAAACCTAAACTGGGTATAGACAATAATGACGCTTTGTATGATCCTGTACTTAACGCTATAGCTGCTAAGTTAGTATTTGATGAAACACAAGCACAAAAAGGTAATGGTTATTTAGCTTGGGGTGTCTATTCTAAAGATGGAGAAACTGAAGCTCCTGACGCTAGATACAAACAATTTCTTGATTA